AAGAAATGTACTAGTTTCTTCGATTGATATTAATAATAATGGTCTTTCTATGGTGGATGTACCTGTCTTGGATTCTCTTACAGGAATAGAGACTATTTACGGTAATCTCTATGTAGCGGGTCAACAACCTACAACGCCTCCAGCACCTCCTGAAGGATTAGGTCCTATTCAACCACCCCTTGCTGCTGCTCCTTATATTAGTGGAAGTCAAACCGTTAATCTCAATAACTATATAAACTATCTCACAGGTCAGTTTGTGGTTACCTTTCCAGTAGCACCTTTATTTGGGGTCGCCATTAATAGCCAGACGGTACCTACTATTCCTTCTAGACCATTTGCAATGCTCTATCACAATAATGCTTTTACATTACGTCCTGTACCTGATCAACCATACGCTATTAATTTTGAAGTTGAGGCAAGGCCTACGCAGTTATTTCAAACCAATTCTGTTCCACAGCTTGAAGAGTTATGGCAATACATAGCATGGCTTACGGCTAAGAAGATATTTGAAGATAAGTTAGATATGGAATCGGTAGCTCTTATATTGCCAGAATTGGATACCCAAGAGCGTCTATGTTTGAGAAGAACCTTGGTTACCTTAGGTTCAAATCAACGAACTTCCACCATTTATGCTGGTAGTGATGGAAATAACAATCAGTTTAATCAAGGATGGGGTTATGGTGGTACGTTCTAATAAATTTGTAACTATATCCCTTTTATGTTTTATATGGCCTTGTGAGATAGTTAACTTCATAAGGTTATTATCCCGACCTCGCGAGCGTACCATACCTTGGCCTAAAGACGATGTTAAAATAACGAAGACTCCTAATAATTCTCCCAATATTAATAAGATACAACATAGAGAAACACCAGTAAGTATGATAGATTTTGTTAAGGAGACAAACAAAGAGGATCAGGTAAAAAAGGAAGAGGTTATAGAAATTAAATAGGAGTAGTAATGGCATATAATCAGAATATTCCGCAGGCTACTGATAATCCTGCCCAGTCTCAAGGACAGTTATTAGGAAACTTCCAGGAAATATACACTTTAATTGGCACGAATCATGAAAACTTTGGATCTGCTTTAGAAGGTAATCACTTTATGGTTACCTGGACCGATAATACTGGTGATTTACCAGCTGCCCCTACCGGAACAAACCTTAATATATATAACGCGCAAGATGCGGCTACGGTACAACAATTATGGTTACAAGGACCTGCGGCTACAAGATTTGCTACGGCATTTCCTTTTACAAGTGCTTCTATCACAGGAACAAATTCTGGCTGGACCTATTTACCTTCTGGGGTAAAGATGTGGTTTTTTAGAGGAACGTTAACCTCCTCGCCTACAACTGTAGTGTACACAACAGCAGTTACAGGATTTCCTGGATTTACTAATCCTCCTATGGTTATGGTAAATCCTATTTTTACGGCAAATACATTACTTATAACCAGTATTACTAATACTCAGGTAGTATTCACCAACAGTAGCGCAGGAACTGCCATTATGTTTGCAATAGGTATATAAGAGGAGATAATGTGGCCTATGATCGTTTTCTAATTGCTCCCTTTGATGAAAACTCAGGTTTAAATACATCCTTGCGTCCTTGGCAGATACCTGATCAGGCATTTGCTACCATGGATAATATGTATGTATTTAGAGGAAGAATTAGAAGAAGATTTGGTTCTCGTTATGTAGGTGGTACTTCTCTTACCACACGATTAAAAGTTCAAGTTGGGACGATAGCATCTCCTACGTCTCCTGTTCCAGGAAATGGTTCTATTTTTAGTAATCTAGGTCAGATGTTCTCCGCGTCTACTCAACTGTTTACGGTATATCAGACAGGCACTCCCGCTGCTATGCTGTCAACAGGTCCTGGAACAGGAACTTACAATACTTCTACAGGAGCATTTGTTCTTTCAGGAACTGGACTTGCTGGATCAACTCCTATTTATTGGTATCCCGCGCAACCGGTAATGGGATTTGCACAATATCAACAAGCAAATACTACGACCGATACTAATATAAATAATCTGCAGACATTTGCCTTTGATCCACAATTTGCATACATATTTAATGGAGTTCAATGGGTTTTATCTACCGATTCTCCTACTTGGCATGGAAGCGACAAGAACTTCTTTTGGACGTGTAATTACATTGCGCCTAACGCATCTGCAACTGCATTAATGTGGACGATGTTTGTAACTAATTATTTCGTTACTAATTATAATGGGGCTGGCTCGATAACAGATGATCCTATTTATTACTGGGATGGTTCTGCTTGGGTACAATATACGGGCTATGCTGCAAATGGTAATACTAATACTACAGCATTTCTTAATCCCAATGGAGGAGCGCCTGGTACAGGCCCTTTCTTATCGACAGCTCTAATGTTATTCAATTTTCATGGTCGATTACTTGCTTTCAATACGGTTGAGAATGATGGAACTGGAAATGGGACTTCCACTTTTGGTACTAATACTCAATATGTTAATAGAGTACGATTTACATCATTAGGAAGTCCTCTTGAAATTAATTCTTGGTATCCGGAAGGTGTTTCCGATTCATCTGGTAATAGTGGTATTAATGCAGGCTTTAAAGATGCTCCTACAGCAGAAGAAATTGTTGGTGCTGGAAGAATAAAAGATAGACTTGTGGTGTATTTTGAAGAAAGCACATTTGAATTAGTATTTACCGGAAACGAGCAATCGCCTTTTGTATGGCAACAACTTAATGAAGAACTTGGGTCTATGGCAACTTATAGTACCATATCTTTTGATAAAGCTCTTTTAGCAATAGGTGATACTGGCGTCCATTCATGTAATGGTAGTAACGTCGTAAGAATAGATCAGAAAATACCTGATGAAATATTCTTCATATCTAATCAACCCAATCAGACAGAGAGAATATGCGGTATACGAGACTATTATAATGAATTGGTCTATTGGTCAGTTCCTTCAGATAGTCAAACATCTGTGCAGTATTATCCTACAAAAATACTCGTATATAACTACCAAAATCAGACATGGGCATTTAATGATGATTGTATAACGGCTTTCGGATACTTTGATGGTAACATCGGACCTACTTGGTCTGCTTTAACAGGTACCTGGGAAGAATGGACCGCTCCATGGAATTCTGGTGTGATAAGTGCAAATGTGAGACAAATTATAGCCGGTAATCAAGAAGGATATACCTTCATAATAGAGCCTGAAAGTGAAGTAAATACTCGTAATGCAGGCGTTCTGCAGATTACAACAATGACCCAAGAAAATACCGGTATTCAGATGGTTATCTATAATCATATGCTACAAGGTGGCGATTATATATATGTAGAGAATGCACAAGGTTCTGGTGGGTTCTCACTCCAGGGATTCAATATCTATGAAGTGTATTATGTTGATCAGAATACGATCATAGCTACCTATCCTGATGAGGTATTTTCGGCGTATGGCTATCTACCTATTATGACAGGTACCTATACTGGTGGAGGAACAGCAGCTCGCGTTTCAAACTACAATGTCTATAGTAAGCAATGGAACCCTTATGACAAAGATGGATCTAATGTATACGTAGCAAAAATAGATTTTGCGGTAGTAAAAACACCTCTATCTACCTTTACTACTCCTGGAGGAACCTATACCGTTGGGGGCCAAGTTACCGTTGATTATTCACCATCTTCTAGTCCTTTATCTATGATATCGGATGCAATTACATCTAATTCAATAACGGGCACCGGTATACTAGAAACAACCCCTTATCCTGCTTACTTATATCCTTTAGAACAATCTCAAAATAGATTATGGCATCCAGTATATTTCCAAGGAGATGGAGAATGTATTCAAATTAATATATATATGAGCCCATTGCAGATATGTACACCGGTAACTGCGTTCGCCAATTTTGAAATAGAAGGACTTATTTTGCAGACTATGAAGACCACCAACCGACTTCAATAAGGAATTAGTATGCCAATACCTGTAGCAAATTCGAATACAATCGGCATCAATGTTCCTAATACCTTTGTGTTGGATGTATCACAAGTTCAACAACTTGAAGAATTATCACCTGCTTTTAAGGAACTTTTGATCCGTCTCTATCAAAACCTTAATAGAATGTGCTTGGCTCTTAACGAAAAGACGAGTGGTGTATATTCTACCAATCAATTTGTAACAAGTAATACATATTTCCCTAATACCCCACAGACGGGAGTTGCAGTAAGCTTAAATGTAGCCTTTTATAGACCTTCAACACGAGTAACAATTAATTTCGGGGCATTGCCCAATGCTTCTACTAAGTCAGTGCCTCATGGTATAACAGTTAATGCAGCAACGAGCTGGGTTCTTATTCAAGGATGGGCAACCGATCCCATGGGATTAACAGGAATTCCTATTCCTTATTCTTCTGCCACAAGTACAAAGATTATAGAATTGAATGTAGATGCTACTAATGTTAACGTTACCACCAATAGTAATAGAACCAATTACACAATAACCTATATAGTATTAGAATTTCTTACATCGTAAGGAGAATGTATGGCAGCACAATTACCAGCAACAACTTCGCAGGGTTCATTATTGCCAGCTCAATTAACCAATACGCAAACACAAAATAATTCTTCTGGTGGATTTCTTTCTGGATTGTCTTCCGCGGTTGATTTTTTGGGTGGCATAATTAATAACCCTGTTACTTCATCGATAGGCTTACTTTTAAAAGGCGCAATATATGCTGTTCCTCGTCTTTATAATTGGATAAAACAAAATAATGTAAACAATAAGATCACCAAGAGTCAGAAAGCATTACAGCAACTTACTCAATTACCTAATCAAAGTGACCCAAATATACAACGTCAAATTCAAGAACAACAAGCCGTACTTGCTCAATATGGTAATCAAGGTAGTCAAAATCAACAAGGTTCCCCTGAAGGAACTTTTTGGGGAGGACGTCCAGCTTATAATGAACAAATACCTCTTTTTACCCCGCAGGTAGAACAGTATAGAAATGAAGTTCTTAATCAATTGAGAAACAGTCCTGCAAACTTTGGTCCCATAAAAGAAGAAACTTTAAGAAGATATCATGAGGAGACTGCTCCTCGAATTGCTAATCAATATTTTGGAAGACATGCTGATTCACAATTTGGAAATGATTATCCACAGGCTCTTTTTAGAAGTGGAAGAACCCTTGAACGGCAATTGAATGCTGATGAAGCACAATATAATGCTAATCGAGAAGGGCGTCTTTTAAACTTTGCTGCACAACCTAGTTTTGGTACGGTACAGCATCCACGAGAAGCAGGATTTAGGGAATCTTTCTTAGAACCCTTGGTAGGAAATGCATTAGGAAATGCCGTTAATTACGGTGGCCAATGGTTACAGGATAGATTTACTCCCAAGCAAGAACAAAATCCTATGGACTTAAGTCAGCTTACTAGTAATTTACAAAATAAATATCCTAGTCAATATCAAAAACTGCTAGAAGGTAGAAACTATTTAGCAGGGGGAAGGGCACGATAATGGCATATATTTCACAAGCTCCTCGACAAGGTTCAGAAGCTCAATCTTTAGGTAACGCATTGGGAACTGGATTAGGGACCGGATTAAGTTCTCTTATTGATAAAAAGATACAAGACCTTCAGCAACGACAAGGCATCGATAGTCGTAAAAAAACATACGCTAAAGCAGGTCTTCCCGAATGGTTAGCTGAACTACCGGAAGATAAACAAGATTTGTTCTTGAAAGAATTTGATATCCTGCCTCCTGAAAGTAAACAGCAAATTGTTGAGGGATTAAACAATATTGGAATTGAACAACCTGAACAGCAATATCAACAACAATCTCCTTCTTATATGCAAGCATCTCCTTTTATGCAAACAGAACCTATGGAAGTAGAGGGAAGAATGTTTTCTCCTCTTGTGCGCAAGCAACCAGCAGAAACAGTTAGTCCTATGGAAAGTAAAATCCCGGGTCTAAATTCATTAGTGCAAGCAGGTGAAGGATTTCAGAAAGAATCAGGGTCTGAAGGTAATGAAACTCAAAGTTTCCCGAGACTTGGCCATGGAAACGAAGGCCAAGCGGGACCATTTGAATCGTCTCAACAAGGTGCCCATGAACCATCGATTGTAGATCAACAAGGATACAGGCTTAAAAGAAAGAATACGGCTAAAGGCGAATCTCCTCTTTCTCGAGAAAAGCATGAATTGAATCTTAAAAAGTTTGAAGCAGAAGAAAATGAAAGAACCCTTCAACATCAATTAAGATTGGCTCCCTTTATTGAACAAGAAGCCAAAGA